CCTATGGTTATTTTCGTTCTAAGTAATATTTATCATCAAAAGGGGGGCTCACGCCCTAGCTAAATTGTTTGCTCGGTATGCTACCCGGGGGCCCACCAAATGGATTTGAATCACGCCTATGGTGAAAGGCGCGCCCGATCCTCTAAAACGAGGGTATCGGGGCCAAGACAGACACGACAGCAATCGAGTCAGTCACAGTAGTGGCGGTGACTGTCGTCGTAAGCGTCGGATTCAGCGCGGTGACGGTGTAGCACGCGAAATCGGCGGCTAACGTCTGACCAGCGTTGATGCAACTGTCCCAATTCCCAGCAGTCTTGGTCAAGCCAACGAGGGTTCCGAACGTCAGTCCCGTGATGACGGTGCCAGAGATCATGTAGGAAACACTGATCTGTTGGCCAATCTGAACGTTGGAAATGCTGAGGACATTGGTTGCGGCCTGCCCCAAGGTGATGGGGCCTGTCACAACTGGCACGGATCCGGACGGCGTTGCAGCCGCCAGTGACCCGCCTCCCGCGGTAAGGGTTCCAGTGGCCTGGAAACCGCCAGGTGGGACGTGGGGAGTGATGAGGGTGACATCATACTCGACCCACAGCTTGCCCCAGTTGACGGCGGTGCCATCGACAGTGCAAGCAAAGAGGTTGCCGCAATCGTACGTCTTGATATCCTGATTTGCGGCGAGAGTGCCACTACGAACATACCTCTCCTTCATGTCTCCCATCAGCTCACTCCCGCGCAGTTCACAGCAGATGTCCTTCCAGGGAGCATCTTCCTCTGTGTCCTCGTACGCAGACGCAGCCACCTCAGATGTAGGTGCCGCATCAGATGCGTCGTAGTCCGGTGCCAGCATCATGGAGCCAGGCACATTCGAACCAGTGCGAGTGTAGTAGCAGAACTTCAAGTTGTTGAACTTGTACTTCTCCCACCCCGCGGCCTCATTTGCAAGCCACGGAAAGCTGGCGGCAACGCCCGGATTCAGGGCGAGCGCTTGAGCCACAGTGAACGCGGACGACCCAGTAATCGACGCGACCAACTCTCGGTGAATGATTCGGCATGAGTCCACGCCGTTCCGAAAGATTTGCGCTTGTCCCGTGCGCTGTGCGGTGGCATAGGCGGCGGCAACAAATGCCTGCTCGCCAGCGCCTGCGGCAGCTCCTCCACGTCCTCGACGGGCGGCTCGCTTTCTGTTCTGGCGAGAGGTCTTCCTCTTCTTTTGCGCAGGTTGCGCACCAGGTGCAGGAGCAGAGCCGCCAACATTGCGACGACGCTTACGGCCAGAGCCACTGCGTGCATTGTTGTTTGTGTTGTTCATCGTTTCAAATAAACCGTTTCGAATCTCAAAGATTTTCGATAACGTCGGTGCGACCGAAACAGCAGGGCAGTGGTACGGTTTCCCGCTGCCCCAGTGCGTTGCTAACGTGCAACGCACAAAACGGCTCCTCAGAGCTCAACCCTTACGACGAGGGCCAGTCGCCTCCGACTTACCCTTAGCATCGTACTTTTCCTTTGCGATCGAAGCGCAGCCGCGGCAACGGAAAGGTTTCGCAGACTCCAAACGCTCACGCTGTTTGAAGCCTATATCGCCGACTGAAACTGTCTTCTTGCAATCTTGACATTCGCCGCTCATTGGAAGACAAGAGCGACAACGAATAGGAAGACCCGCGTCCAACAACTTCCTTTGTGACTCCGAAAGAAGTGGGGCGAGGTATTGTTTGGCACAAATGTGGCACATCCCGACGGGCACCAACGCGGACTCAACCTTCAACTCGCCGGCCTTTCCAGCGTCATTTACGGCTTCTCTGAAGTCTGCACGTTCCTCGGGGGTGAGCTTAACGTCTACGGCCATAGGAAAGGCCTTCCCAGCGACGCTGCTCAAAACATCGGTAACCATGTCCTCCCGGGTGACAATCTCAACTGGGCGGAAGAACAAAGGCGGACGAAGAAACAAAGACGGGTCCAACAAACACGCGTCAATGTGGTCCTGGACGAGGTCAAGCATAATGCCAGGGCTACGATCCTGCCAAAAGGCCTCCATCCAACCGGAAACGTTATCATTTGGGAACTGATGGTCCCTGGCATGGTGAGCGAACCAGCCTGACAACGCGGGAATGAGCCTGAGAGGTCCTCTCTCATCAGGCTGTGGGCTCGGGTACCCGTCTGGTTTTCCGTACACTGCCATAACCGCAGTAGCGTACTTCCCAATCAACGGAGTATTTGCATCCGAAAGCGACAGACCATACATGCGCTGCACAAGTTTCTCAACTGCAGTCACACCGGACCCAGGTAAACGCGGGGCCACATGGATCTTTGAGCAAATGCGAGGGACATCGCATGTGGAAGAAGCATCGCCATTCCAGACGTACGGACCGTAGAAACGCGAAATAAAATTCACGCCCGGCTCCCCGTATTTCTTCTGTTCCACTTCCAACTTGAGGCCCAATGCAGCCCCAGTAGCCACCAAATGTTCTGTGGCAATGAATTTGCTCAAACTGTCGTCGCCCATATAAATACCGAGGCGCCTGCGGGCCTCCTCGGGGGTACGAAAACCGCCGCAACTCGGTTCAGTGCGGGCGGCAACGTAGTCCTTTGCCATATTAAACATCGTGTTGCCTATAGTGGTATCCGCGAATCCCGATCCGCGGCCACAAAGCTGTTCATAGACGATACCACCCAAGACGACAGGGCAGCAATGGCTGGCCTTAAGGCCCTTCTCCAGCTCGGCATGCGTGGAGGGATGAAAAACGCCGTAGCAAACGCTCGCTTCCCAAGCGCGCTCGACAGGGCAGATCGTGCTGTCCCACTTATCACCATCGGCCATGGTCACGGCCGAATCACCTTGACAAATCTCCGCCACTCGCGCGGCGATCGATACCGGAGTCATGCCAGGTGCATACCAACCCTCACCATCCACGCCAAATTTCTCTACAAAAGCGCGGTGTAGTGGGATCATGAAACGCGACCACATAACTTTATGTGCCGGCTCGTCAGGTGAAATGATTCGTGGGGCAGCCACCTTTTGGGCAGGCTCCGCTTTCTCGAAAGCTCGCACACGGTTCTCAGTGGAAGCCAACTCGGCAACGAGGCACCCGTCATCGATAATGTGCTGCTGGGGGGGGCGAGGTTGATTCTCTCGAACTTCGTCTTCGGAAACGGGAAACAAAACATGTCTGCCAATAGTTGCAACAATGTGGTCGCCAGCCTCTCTAAGTGCCATCTCAACCATCGGAGCCAACTCAGTCACTGAGCTGGCGAGGTTCTGGACGCGGACGCCGATTGCCACTTCCTTGTTACCGCGGGTGTCTTGCGGCAGGAAGCAGGCAGGTCCAAAGGGCTGCATGTACGGTTCCAGCAGGGTTGGTGCATCCTGCTCATACGTCGATACATGTTGATAGCGAATAACGGACTCCTCGACCGCATACACAGTCGCGGGTGCCTCTGGGGAGGCCTCACGGTGGAAACTAGTGAGCACGGAACACTCGACTGGCGGCAACTTCGTCAAAGTCTGAGTGGTGGAAGCTTGGAGGGCATTCTTGGACAATCCCGCGGTCTCAGCGAGAGCATTGTCCACCTCAACACTAATGTCGGCAGCAAGGTAGCAACCAACACGAGCGGTACTGACCTTGAGGGGCGACTCCTCCCCCCCAAGAATGCGTAGTCTGATCCACCCGTCGACCACGGGACGCAGACGCTGCAAAGATCGGTCGATCCACGGATTCAGGTTGAATAGCGG